CAAGTTAAAAAGAAAGAAGAAATAAACGAATAAGTAAACGAGGAAGTATAAACAATGGCACGAACCACTGATACCGATGTAAAAAAAATAATAAGTTTAAATTCAGTTACGGACACGACACCGTTCATTGATACAGCGAACTTATTAGTAACTAAACATCTTGGTAACAGTGGTTTAAGTGCAGATGAATTAACACAAATTGAGAAGTATTTAACCGCACATTTATTGACGTTGCATAATGACGAAAGGCAATTAAAAAGCCAAAAGTTAGGTGATGCCACCGATACATATGCAGGTGGTTTTGGTAAAGGATTAGAATTTTCTCAATTTGGGCAAATGGTATTAATGTTAGATAGTACAGGAACGATGCAAGGGTTAGGGGGTAAAAAAGTGTCGTTAAGCGTGATTAACGTAAATGACTAAGTATTTCGATACAGCTACTTATTGGGTAGGAAGTGGGGGCTTAGATGCTTACGGTAATTATTCAACGTACACATCACAATCTATTGATGTGAGATGGGAAGATAAATCAGAATTGTATGTTACGGCTGATGTAGGGAAAGAATTACGCAGTAGCGCAGTTGTATATTCTGAAACAGAAATAGAAGTGAACGGATGGTTATATTTAGGGCAATCAAGCGAAACATCCCCCAAGAGTCAAACAGGGGCTAAACAGGTAATGAAAGTAAATAAAATAAAGAGTTTGAAAGGCAACAATATAATATATAAGATAATGTTATGAATTATAAAAGTGATAATCTTGTTAAAAATTTAAATGATTTTATAAAAAATCAAGAAGGGGTAACTAAGCAAGGGTTATCTTTAGCTTATGACTATATAAAAGAAAGAACGATACAAATTACCCCAAAGGATACTGGAAATTTGAGAAATAGTTTTTATAAGACATTTTTAATAACACCAACAAAAAGGGTAGCTATTGAAATAGGTAATAATGCTAAGTATGCCTTAGCTGTTCATGAGAATTTAAACGGTAGATTTAATGTTGGTGAGGCAAAGTTTTTAGAACGTGGAATTTCTAGAAATATTGAATCCGTTAAAAAAATTATAAGGTCAAGATTAAAAGTATGACGCAGAATAATGCTAGTTACGATTTAAGGGATTACTTAATTAACGATGCAGGGTTAAGCATTAATATATTTGTATCCAAAGAACCCGATACACCTATAGAGTGCGTTACGTTATATAATTATAGCGATTCAGATCCAGATCCCAAGTTTAGGATTGATTATCCGTCAATTCAGGTAAGATCAAGAGCTACAACGTATGAAACAGCGTACAATAATGCTTTAACGGTTTTTAATAAGTTAGTAGGGATTGGGCAATTCACCAAAAACACAACTCAATACACTGGGATTTTTGCTAAAACGTCAATTTTCGATATTGGGATTATTGAAAATGATAATTTTGTATGTGGTTTTAATTTACGTTTAATTGTTGAGCCTTCTGATGACGGCCAACACAGGCAATAAAATAATTTGATTTTTTATTTTTTTTGTTTTACTATTAAAATATAAAAAAGCGAGGTTAATATGGCTACAGCAGGTTATAATTTTACAATTTCAGTTAGTGCCACAAGTGGTGGAACTTATAGCGAAGTACCATCAACAGATGGATCATTTAGCAGGACAAGAAATATTTTAGATGTTACGGATACATCTAATGCAGGATTTCAGCAACGATTAGCAGGGTTAGCAGATACGGCATTGTCAACAGAGGCAAACTGGTCGGCAAGTGATACAGCACTAGGCGTAATCGAAACAGCGTACGAAAATGGCGATACAATGTATGTTAAATTTTTACCAGATAACGTAGCAGGAAACGGATATAAAGTGCCTGTTTTAGTTGAGAATTTTTCAATATCAAGTCCGGTAAGCGATAAAATATCGGTTAGTGTTAGTTTTCAAGGGAACGGAGCTGTAACAGCAGACGACGCATAACGTAAATGACTGGAACAGCAGGATACCAAGCTAAATTTAGAAAATCGGGGACTAGTACG